GGAATGATTAAGGAACTTAATGCAGGAGATGAGATACAAGTAGTCAACCCTGCAGGACAGGCTACAGATGCCGCAAGCTATATAAAGCTTCAACAAAGACTTGTTGGTGCAGGGCAGGGTATCAGTTATGAGGCAACAAGCCGAGATATGAGTGAAAGCAATTATTCTTCAACAAGGCAGGGAATTATAGAGGATGAGATGACTTATGCGGAAGAAAAGGAAATGCTCACTGAAGTAATGGATGAAATATTTGAGACATTTGTTATATCCTTGTGGTTATCAGGGAATATTCAGATAAAAGATTTTTGGAAAAATAAAGACCAATATCTTGATCATGCGTGGATCATAGCTCCTAAAAAGTGGATTGATCCGCAAAAGGAAGCAAATGCAAACAGGATTGCACTTAATACCGGACAAAAGACATTCAAACAAATTGCGGCAGAGCAAGGAAAAGATTGGAAGGAGCAAATCGAGGAAATCGCAGATGTTATTGCATATGCAAGAGAGTTTGGAATTGATATGGGAAGTGTGATTTTTGACAAAACAAAGGAGGACCTCTATGAAGATGAGGAAGATGATTCAACAGCAAAGGGATAAGCCTGTTGAGAATGGCAGAACTACAGCAAGAAGAGAGATGGTTGAAAACAGCATAAGGGCATTAAGTGGAGAGGGAAATGAGCGAAAGTTTATCCTCTCTTTTTCGTCTGAAGAACCATATCAAAGATATTGGGGTGCTGAAGTTTTAGATCACTCGGAAGGTGCTGTAGATTTAACAAGAATTAATGAGATTGGCTGCTTGCTTTTTAACCACAATCGTGATGCAGTAATTGGAAAGATTGCTAAAGCATGGATTGAAGGCGGAAGAGGAATGGCAGAAGTCGAGTTTGATTCGGATGAGGAATCTGAGCGCATATTCCAAAAGGTTTCCAACGGCACACTTAAAGGAGTGTCAGTCGGATATCAAATCGAATCTTGGGAAGAAGTGGCACAAGGCAAACAGTCGGCTGATGGAAAGGCCATAGGGCCTGCTGCAATTGCAAGGAAGTGGACACCTTTTGAAATCTCAATAGTAAGCGTCCCGGCAGATCCGACAGTTGGAGTTGGAAGGGAACTGTCCGAGCAACCGGTATTCAAGGCAAAACGTTCTATGGATTGGTTTGAAAGACAGATTCAGATAAATAAAACAAATGTTCAAGGAGGTAACTAATTATGAACAAGAAAGCACAAAGACATGCAAAGCTATCAAGGCAGCAGGAAATAGTTAATGCTGCAAAGAATGCAGGAAGAGACTTGACCGCAGAAGAGCAGGTTGAGTTTGATTCTCTTCAAAGGGAAATTGAAACTTTAAACGCAGAGATTTCAGCAGAGGAGCAGAATGAAGAGACTGGAAGTGCGGATTCAAATACTGATGTTCAGAGAGCACTTCAGGATGAGAGAAACAGAATAAGAACTATCACAGATATTTGTGGCGAGTTTGGAATGGATGCGAAGCCATACATTGATGGCGAGGCAACTGTTGATGCTGTGAGAGCGGCTGCTCTTGATCATGTAAGAAAGAATGGATCTCCGATTGCGGCAAGAGGTGTTGATGTAACCACAACAGCAGAAGATAAATTCAGAGAGGCGGCGGCTGATGCATTGCTTCTTAGAAGTGGAATGAGCCTCAACAATCCTGCGGATGGATCAAGGCAGATGATGGGAATGTCTCTTCGTGACTTAGCTATTGAGTGTCTTTCAGGAGATGGAGATGGTAATTTAAATCGAAGAACATCTGATGAGCTTTTTGGGATGCTTCAGAGACAGTATTATAATCCGACTGCTGCATTCCCGGCAATTTTAGACAATGCAATTAATAAGGCATATGTAGAGGGACATAAGGCAGTAGCCGTAACTTTTGACAGATGGACAAAAAAAGGAAGCTTAAAGGATTTTAAGACAAATGATAATAACTACTTGGCGGGACCTGCAGGAGAGTTCCTTGAGGTGCCTGAGGGAGGTGAGCTTAAGCATGATACATTTAATGATGTAAAGCGTCCTACAAGAAAGCTCAAGACATATGGTCGACAGTTTACCCTTACAAGGCAGGCATTTATCAATGATGATATCGATCTTGTAACTAAAATTCCTGCTAAGTATGCGGCAAGTGCAAGAAAAACAATAAATAAGCAGGTTTATAATATATTGCTTAAAAACCCTGCAATATATGATGGAACTCCGCTCTTCTCAAACAGCCACAAGAATGTTCTTGCAACAGGAACAGGAATAACAAGAGAGTCAATGCAAAAGATGATA